GCCTGTCACGCTTTCTGCGTCCCATTTCCACTCTAGGAACTCCATGACCTTATGAACCTTATCAAAGTCAAACTCATCTAGAATGTCTGCAATGATTTCGTCTTCAAGTGTTCTCATCTGTGTACTCCGTGTCGTCTAAGTATTTCTTTGACTCTGCGATACCTCGTTCCAAGGCAGTGATGATACCGAGTGCAAGAAGTGAGTTGCGTTCCTCATCATTCATGTCGAATGCGTAAGTAGCGCTACCGTCTTCATGCTCTTTAAGTAACTTGACTTCCATCTTAGATACTCCTCTTTTGCGTTTCATTGATCCACGAGTTCGGGATAGTTTTATCTGCGTACATGAAACCGTTCTTAACACACCACTGAGCATAGCTAGTACGTGAACCCTTGTTTAGCTTTTGAGAGCTATTAGAGAATACGAACCTTATGTCCAAGTGTGGTTGTTGCCTTTTGATCAGCATGTGTTTCTTACGGTCTGCTATAAGGAATCGGCCCTTAGTCTCCACGATGATACCGTTATCAAGCACAATATCCGGCGTGTACTGGTGCTCACTAGCTGGCTTAATGTACCTGATCTTCATCTTCTCGTATTCGTAAGGGATTCCAGCTTCTTCGAGCTGCTTACACACATCTTCTTCAAGCCCTGAGCGATAGCCATTCTTAAGCGCTTGTGCCCTTTTTGAACTACTTGCTTTTCGTGTCACCATTTTTCAGTCTCCGTTTCTTGCTCATCTTCACCCCAATCAAGTTCTTCTTTAAAGTACTTGATTTTAAACTTCTCGTACTCAAAAGAAACACCAGCATCAGTTAACTGCTTTGCTACGTTGTATTCTAGCATTGAGCGAAAACCTAGACTTCGAGCTAAAGCAAACTTATCTTTCTTGTTCAAAAGAGGATTGTCTATAAACTCGGTATGTCCATGTTCTTTCCTATGTCTCCACTCAGTTGTTAGCCTTTTCTGTCGTTCAACATACTCAGGATGGTTAGCTTTATACCGTAGTTTTTCAGCAGCGTCCCGACAAGACTCTTTACAATACTTTGCATCGGAACGTCGAGAGTCAGGTATTTTACTACCACATTTTACACAGTGTGTTGTCTCTTTCTGTTTCCGATTTTGTATCATACTTTAGTCCGTTCATACTGGTGCATCAAAGAACCGAAGGCATCGACAAAGATCTCGTTATGGTCAACCTGCCCCATAGAGAACATAATCGCGTGGACTAACTCGTGAAAGAAAGTCTGTTCAGTGTAGTTCTTGTTCATACCTGACCGTAGGTAGATAATCTGAGTAGTGCAGTCACACTTACCGTACTCACTCAAGTCATCCACGTACTTAACTAACCACTGACACCCGACGAGATGGAAGGACGTTGGAATGTTTGGTTTGGTACTCGTCTTAACCACAGAAGTCCCGCATTCTCGGTGATACGCTCTTCGGTAAGACCAGCTTCAAGATATGATTTAACAACTGTTGCATACATTTCCTCTTCAGTTTTACAATCCACTAGAATCTTCTCTGCCTTCTTAGGCCCTATGCCCTTCAAGCCGATGATGTTGTCAGTACGATCCCCTGTGAGCATCTGTGTGTAGAAGTTACGAAGAGCTTGCTCCTCAGTAACGTAGTACTCTTCATGCTTCACGAAGTTGTAATGCCAACCAGCAACTTGATCTAGGTCTTTGTCAATGGAGACAATCCAACCACCCGTTGAAGTAGCCTCGATAGCAACTGCATCATCTGCTTCCTGTCCCTCTACCAGTTCTGCACCAAGGCGCTGGAGATGGGTACGGATAGCATCGTAATGCTTTGGTCTCTTAGCATCCTTCCTATTGCCCTTGTAAGGCTCAGTGACTGCTATGTCGTTGCGATAGTTACCTTTACCAGTGATGTACGCTTTGTAGTCATCGCACTTCAAGTCTCGGTAAACAATCTCATTGACTAAGGTAGTCACACGAGCCAAACAGATAGCCTCATCGGAGTCTTCACTAGCGAAACCTACTCGGTAACAAATAATGTCGGCATCGATGATGGCTAAACTAGGACGTAACAGTTGACAAACCGTTTTAGAGAGCGTCATCGTCCGCAGTAACTGCCTCAGGCACGTAAGTCTTCACTTCAGTGACCATGACTGTCTTTAGGGACGGTGCATTACCGTGCTTAGCTGACATACGGTGAGTGTACGAACCCACGATAGCTACGCACTTAGAACCGTTACCTAGAGCCTCTACAGGGACTTCCTTGAGGCTGTCATCTGTTGGCTTGAACAAGTACTTGCTCTTAGCCACGATGAAGTTACCCATAGCATCCTTGTGCTTGACTTTGATACCCAAGCTTGTGAGCTTAGCTGAGTCGTCATCGCTGATGTTACCGATAGTACATTCGTACTTGTCGTTGTCTGTGTTGAATGCTGTGTTGTACTCAGCCATCCACTTAGTCCAGAACAACTCGCCTGTAATCTTCACTGGTTTCAAATCTGACATATCTCGTTTCCTTACTTGGTTAGGCCGTAGCCGATCATTACAAACGTACGTCTTTCCGTACTGTCATTTGCCGTTAGTGGGTTTCACGCCAATTACGACCAATCTTGTATTCCCCATCGAGAGGGCATCGTAGCTTAAAGGCTACACCAGCATCTCTGATTGACTGTACACACGCTTTGCCAGCTTCCTCAGCAATATCAGGTGAACACTCAAACTGAATCTCATCATGGACATTGGCTACTAGCTGTACGTTCCAATTATAAACCTTAATCTTATCATTAAAGAGTACTAAAGCTTTCTTCATGACAATCGCGCCAGCGCCCTGTAGTAAGCTATTGAGCGCCGCATGTTCAGAACGCACCCATATTTTACGCCCATCAAGCCCGGGTACAAAGCCCTTGGCCGCATATGCGGATACCTTATCACGTAAGCGCTGCAACGAGGGAGTCCCTTTAAGAAAGGAAGTGATGAGCTTTTGTCCAGCGGCACTACTACCACCGACAATCGATCCAATCTTCGAAGGCCCCGCGCCGTATAGGAAGGCATAGATAAACGTCTTCGCTTGGTCACGTGTTTGTAAGCCGGCTGCTTTTTGATTAACCGTGTGGACATCCGTGCCGTCCTTAGAGCTTCCCTCGGTGACTGTCTTGACATACTTATCATCCTTCATGTAATGAGCTAACATACGTAGCTCTAAACCACTTGCGTCACATCCTACTAGGACGTTACCTTCCTCAACTGTCCAGCACTGACGACACTCAGGGCCATAGGGTGAGCCAGAGTTAGGGATCTGTGCCATGTTAGGCTTCATGTGAGTCATACGGCCTGTTACAGCCCCGTTAGTGATGACTCTACCGTGTACCCTACCGTCAGCCCCTAAGACCTCTAACCACGATTCAATCTGAGCTATGCGCTTACCTAGCATCATGTACTCAGCTACGAACTGAGCCAAAGGCCACTTCAGCCCCATCAAAGTGCTCTCATCCACAATAGCCTGTCCGTTAGGATGGCTGCTAGTAGGTTCTGTGAACTCCTTAGGCTTCCAACCTAGAGCGATAAGCTTCTTAGCTATCTGTTGTCTAGAAGCAGGGTTAAAAGTGATACTCTCAGGTTTCAAAAGCTTACCTGTTTTGGAACTTATACGTTCCACTTCGTATGGAGGATACTCTTCCTGCATCCTGTCATTGATAGCGCTCATCTTCCCTTTGAGCTCAGTCAGTAGACAAGTAGCGTGAATGGTGTCCAGCTTGAAGCCGTTCTTCTCTTGCTTGTTAATGATAGCTGCTACAGAGTGTTCAAGTACAACACTGTCCAATGCAAAGCACTTGCTATCAAGATCAGTAACAAGCCTGCAAAATAAATTACAAAGCACGCTAACATCACGTTTACAATAAAAGTCCAACAGCGACTCAATCGGTTCATCAAAGCATTCACCATCATATTCTTCCCTTCTGTTCATCATCCATTGCCATGTTGCTTTGTAGTCCAGCTTCTTGACGCCTAGAGTTTTTCCCCATGCGTCTAGGCTGTG